CAGGGCAAGCTGGTGGCAGAGGATTTGTGGAACGGCTTCGATGAAGATTTTCAGGAGGCCGTGCAGAAATATTTCTCTGAAAAATGGAATATGCCGAAAAAAGAAGATGTGGTATCGGAGATCATTGAAAAGGCTGCGCCTGTGCCGGACAACAGCGCACAGGACTATTCGGATGTGCCTGTCTACTGTGAGCCGTTCAGCTATGCCAAAGAAAATGACGAGGTGGATTTATACCGTACATCCTATCGGCTGAACAGCGAGTGCAAGCAGGCAATCCATGAAGCAATTGCGGACAATTATGACGGGATGTACCTTGGCGATGATGCAGTCGATCAGGTGGTGCGGCAGTACGGCATGGAGCGTGTGGGCTACATCCTGGCGAACACTCTGCACCATAAAAGCTATGATGGCCGCTTTTCTCACAGCAATAAGGAATGGGCAGAGCAGGTCAGCACCCCGGAACACGATGCAGACCGCATGACCTTCCGCACGGATTGGGTGGTTGACAGCCACCCGGCTGTGCTGGATGGCTTTGTAACGATGTTCAGAAAAGAACTGGAAGCGCAGAAAGAACAGGAACAGCCTTTTGTAAAACAGTTCTATGTGGTCGAAAATTTGCAGGCCGCGCCTTTGAAAATTGAGCGGTTCGGCAATTTGGACGATGCAATGTCGCAGTATCAGGCACTTCCGAACCATTACATGAAAGCCCTAGGTGTGGAGAAAAATCCTGATCCTCTGCCGGGTTCACTGGATGTTTTGCAGTGCAGGAACGGCATTGACACCATCGTGGAGGACTACAAAACGGTTCCGGGCTGGGATAACCCGTATATCCAGAATCATGTGGTACAGCCGTTGCAGGGGGCTTTGGCTGTGCAGGATGTGGAACTGGCCTACGAATTGCCGGATGCCTATTTCTATATCCAGACCTGTGACGATGGCTTCGACTATACCTTATATAATAAGGACTTCACAGAACGGGATGGCGGTGTCCTTGAAACGGACGGAGATAAATCTGTGCAGTCGGCTATGACGGAGTTGTTAGCAGAGTTTGGCTGTGATGCTGCACAGGGCAATGTCATGGACGCGGCAAAGCTGCGGGAACAGGCCGATACGGTGGCTGAACAGCAGGCTGAGGTTTTGAAAGAAAAACTCGCAGCAGAAAGACCTACGCCGAAAGAAACGCTCAGCTTTTATGTTGCGGAGTGTTTGGAGTTTACGTTTGCTGGAGAGTTCCACGACCATCTGACAATGGAAGAAGCCTTGGAAGCCTATGACAAGATTCCGTCCGAACGGATGAATGCTGACAAGTGCATTGGATTCTGCATCGAGGAAGATGGCGGCTTTGTTGGAATGTATGAGCTGGTTGTGAACGACAAAGTGCAGCGTGAGAACATCAACTCCATCAACTATTTCAGGGATGATAGGTTGGTGCAGCAGGCAATCTCCGATATGGAAAAACTGATGACGGCACGGCAGCAGAGTAAGGAGCAGGAATGCAGCAACACGAAAAAGTCTGTTCTGGATGCCCTGCGCAGTCTGAAAGCAAAGAAGCAGGAGCAGCCTGCACAGGAACAGGATAAGCCGAAGAAAGCAAAAACGAAAGGAATGGAGTTATGAGCAATGTACGCTTTGATGAACTGGAATTGATGCTGATGGCGATGTTTGAGCAGCCGACGCTCAGGGATACGATTCAGGTGTTGACGGAGATCCAGCCGCTTGTGGCAGAGGATGCAGAGATGGCTGCGCTTGTCCAGCAGACCATCCCGAAGATGCAGCAGTTGACTGAGCCACAGTTCAAGGGGCTGGAGTTGGAGTGGCATAGGCCGGAGGATGATGCAGGAAAATGAGTTCAGATGTGTTTGCAATCTATCAGATCGATAATTCTGAGAAAAACCGTGAGTATCGCTGCCGCAGCTATGAATACCAGATTCAGCATGGCTTTATGATAACCGCAGACAATTATGGTACGGGCTATTCTGGTACGGCTGCGCGAGGAATGGGCGCGGAAGCGATTCGTAAAAAAATGGAAAGCATTAACCCGGACAAATTCAAAATTAGAAAATTTGGGGTCAGTGATGTGATCGGATTGACTGCAGCAGGCAAAACCTCTTTTTTCTATGTTGATAAGGATAGGTTGGTAAGATTCAACGGTTTTTTCCCAAAGCCCCAGAGCGGCACATACCTGATTCTTGATGAGGGCGGCTATCAGGTGGCAGGACAAAAAGGCACATGGATGGTATCGGATGAAGTAGAGGTCGATGGTCAGCGGTTTGTTCAGATGAGAAGTGAACAAACGAAGAATCCACCGCCGAGCATTATTCTTCACGAGAGTGGAGCCTTTGTGACGCAGACAGCTTTAGGTTTCGATGGAGAAGCTACCAGAAAGATGAGTGCTTTTTTACAAGGCCCAAAGCCTGAACTGCTGCACCATCAGAAGTTCTTTGAAAACGGTACAGCGGAACGCGCCAAAGAATCCGGCACGGAGCAAAACTACAATATGATAGATGGCTGCGTCAACAATGTACCGAAAAAGCCCCGGCGCATTGGCGGCAGGTGGTCGGTGCTTGATCGGCTACATATTAAGCAGGCTGAGCGGCGACAAAAAGACAATGCGCCGCAGCAGGAACAGGAAAGAAGCCGAAAAAGTTAAAATACCGTAATATCGTTGAGATGGCTTCCCCCAAAAGGAGGCCATCTTTTTTGCGTTAGAATCAAAAATGTAAAAACTTTTTTTACATCACGATTGATTTCCCGAAGTTGATGGTATATAATAATAGCAGAAGGGAGAGATGAAAATGCGTTTTGATGAACTTTTTGAAATGAGAAAACTGACAGGGACAAAATTAAAGGACTATATTCGCAGCAATGGATTCTCAAAAGTATCGTTCTGCAAGAAAACAGAGATTTCTCGCCCTACTTTAGATAAGATTTTGAATGGCGAGATAGATAGTAAAAGTACATTCGATAAGCATTTGAATAAAATTCTTACCAGTTTGAGCATTGACCCGGATACCTTGATGGGATTTTCACCGAGGGTGCAAAGTGTAGATGCCGTGTACTCGCAGAATGCGCCGATTGATTATCAGATGAATGATAAGGCAAAGATAGAGTACGATCTGTTGCAGGATATTCTAAACCTTTGCAGTGTTTATTATTAAAGGCGGAAGGCTATGAGTGAGCGAATTACAGCAGCCAACTTAGATGAAGTTATCAAAAGGAACGAAGTCATTGAGGAACAGATGAAGCAGAGTGCTTCGCTTATCTGGTCAAAATACAATCCGATGCAGATAAATTCTCCGATACAGTTGGCGTTACAGATTTTAAGACCGTATGGTTTGATACAGCTGCCGATTGATAATCACTATTTGAGCGGAGCGATTTTTGTTCGGGATGGAAAACGAATCCCCTTGATAAATACGGCACTTCCGAGAGCAAATCAGTATTTTACTGCGTGGCATGAGATTTATCATCTATTGTTTGATGAAGTTTCTTTTGACCATTTGATTGAATCCGAAATCCTGATGGAAGAACGAAAAGCAGAATACTTTGCTGCGCTTATGCTTCTGGGAAACCTTATGCCGTATTTTGAGGGCTTAAAGGATATGGAGTTCCAAGCAAAAGCGTTTCAGTGCATGAACGCTTTCCAAGCTCCCTATAAGGCGGTGCTGATTTCTCTGTATGAAAGTGCAGTAAAGAATGGGAATACGGCTATTGCGGAAGAAGTTAAGGAAAACTTTGATGTGCAGGTTGAAGATATTGCACAGAGATTCCGCGATTTGGGATTGGATGATTCCCTTGTACGGCCTTCGTATGTAGTAAATGTAAGTCCGCTACAAGAGAAAATCAATAAGACGATTCGCAATGAGCCGGAAGTGGAATACCATAAAGACAATGAAGCATTTCTGAAAACGGTTTTAAGTGAATTTAAAATGCTGACGGGAGAGGCCGATGCTTAATATACCAGAGTATAAAGAATATGCTGGGGAGACCAAAATAGCACTTATGGATAATTCATCACTGGCATTTATGCACGAGTTGAGCCAGAGAAGTTATCCATCTGATGGAATCCTCAGCGTATACGATTTGATTCTGATACCAAAGTGGGTAATGGAGGAAATTGAGGATTCTACATACAGAAGCACCTATGTTGAGCAGCTTCAGGCACAAGGGTATCCTATTCGTTGGATTGATGAAACAAAGTACGGTGCTTTTGTCAATGATGAAGATGTGAACCTGTACTACATCGTTGAAGCTGCGGTATCGCGTGTGTCAGAGTTGATGCGCTTCCTTCGCAGAAAAGTAAAAACCGAAGATCTGATTGATTTGCCTTCCGCAGAGGAATGGATGAACCGGCTGTACGATGAATGGCCGATTCATGGAAGAACGCTGTCAACGGGTCGCACTCTTAAAAAGAATGCGGGAGAAATCTCGTTGACGATCCTTGCTGAAATATTCGCGTGGTATCATGATGGAGTGGACAGCCTGACAATCTATACGCAGGATACGGATGCGCATGAGTTCCAAACGAATGCAGAGCGCATTTTAATTGGAAATTCTGAATTTACTCCTGCGCTGGATTCTCCGATTTCGGTGGCCTTTAAGTCAAATGACTTTATTTTGTGCCAGATGTATCGTGAGGGAGCCTTGACTTTGGATGCGGTGCGGCAGCTTCGCCACGATGATAGAAAATTGACTTATACACGGCAGCAAGCGGATAAGTCGATTATTTGCCGCAAAGAAGTTATAACGAAAGAGCAGTTCATTGATTTGATTCAGGATGCGACAGTTCAAATCCTGTTCTAAGAGTAATATGGTAGAAAAGGGTCAGCCCAAGTCTTTCGCAGGAAAGACCAGGGCTGGCTTTTTGTTTTATAGAGAGTGTTCGTTCTTTCGGGATTGCTGCTGTTCGCGCCGTGCTTCTCGTTCTGTTCCCAGAATGTTATCTACATTGGCACATACAGTCTGGAGTTCCCTGTGGTAATCTTTGAAATAGTGGTAGGTGTCATACTGGGCATCTTTCTGAATGGTAAGCTGCTCCTTTTCAGCCCGGAGGTCTTTCATGGTCGGGAACCTTCCATCTGGGGAGTGCTGCTTTAGGATGCGGAGGGCTTCTTCATATTTGGCAATATCCTCTGCATGAGCCTGACGGAAAGATTTCTTGTTGCCGGATTTCAAGAAATCACCATAGACTGATTTTGTAGAAAGATACTGGCCTAAATAACGAATCTGCTCATTGACTTTTTTCAATTTTGCTTCGGTGAATTTGGCATCACTTCGGGCTTTTGCCATTTTAGATTGAATGGCATCAGTGGTATCGGAGAGTTTTTCGTAAGAATCGTATCCATGTTCCTGCACATAAGCGACTGTTCGTGCCATCTGCTGCAAATTGGAAATCTTGACTTTCTGCGCATAGGCGCGGCTCTGCTGTGCTTTTACGCAGGTCTGCAAGTCAACCACAAGGCGCAGGTCAGACTTAATGAACAAAATAGCCATAGGATCATCTGCTGCCCAATGAGGATTGTTCCGTTCTTTGTTCCGCGCATTTTCTGCAAAAATGCGGAGAAGCCTGTCGCGGTCATAATTAGAACCGAGAGCGCGGGCAGAAATAAATTTCTGTCGGTCAGCAGGAAGATAGCTGAATCGTCCACGATGGTCTTTTACCAAAATTCCGTATTCCGCTTTTAATAACCGTTGAAATTCCTCAAAAGATGTGGCACGTTCCGCAATGTCAGAAATGGCATTGCGGATTTTTTCTTTGTTTGTTTCAAAGGTAGTGTGCATGGGGGTGATGCCATCGCCCAGGAGTTCCATGTTTGCAATGTCCAGATTCAGCTGCCCGCGCCGCTGCGCATGGTACTCCTGCTGTGTGATTTTATCCGCAGCAGGAGAGAGCAAATCGACCTGATGCAGCCCTTCGCGCTGGCAAATATCCATCAAGGATTTTTGCAGGTGCCTCAGATAGTCTTTGGTAAGGTGGTGCTTGTATCCAGCCTTGCAGTCGATTGGCCGTTCGGTGAATGGCTGCGGGTCAACATCAAATTTGCGCAGGCTGTTGATTATGATGTGGGTATGGATGTTGCCTGTGCCGTTATTGCCATCTGTATGGGTGCAGACCAAAGCCTGATGCCCCGGAAAATTAGCCTTTGCGTATTCCAGCCCGATGGCCTGTGCACGTTCTCCTGTTAAATCATGGTCGGCGTTATCTCTGGGGTTATGGCTGATAATGTAGTGGTGGCTTTTGATTTCATCATAGGTGTTGTTCTTATGGTGCTGCTGGTTTAACAGTTCACATTCAAGGTCGAAGGTTTCGGGATTGCAGTTCAGCCCATCAAGGTAAAATTCTTCCCGAAGCAGCATATTCCCGCTTTCATCCAGAACGGGAACCAGATGAAACTCATCGTGCTGGTATTTCAGATAGTCGATGGCACTCCCGTAATTGGCATTTTTACTTGCGATGTGTTTTAGAATTGCCACGATATGCACCTCCAAGCTGAACGATTTCCTGCCGCAGTTCACGGATTTCTGCAATACACTTTTTCAGTTCTTCCAACATTCCGCGCGATGCCAGACCGCCGCCGTGGAAATAGCGGGCAATCTGGTTAAGATTATTTCCGATGCCTGCGGCCTGAGCAGTCAAATTCTGAATTTCGCCAATATCGGCAACGATGTTGTAGTTGACAGTCACTTTTTCAGATAGAGCCTGCTTGCGCACAAAAGTGGAGATGGGATAACCGGAATCTTTTGCATATCCGGCCACCAGTTCATATTCAATGCTGCTGAAACGAACCATTACATTGCTGGTGCGTCTGATGCTTTCTGCCTTTTTTGGTCGTGCCATAGTGTGATCCTCCTGCGCTTTTATAGTTGCAAAGCAACTCCCGATAAGCCGTAGGCGTTCGGCTGCGAACACATTCATGTGGAGCCAGATAGCCAAAATCTGAGATTTTGTGCGTACCGTGGGAATGGGGAACGGAATCCCCATCAAGATTGCCGGGAACGAAAAATCACGGAAGTGAGTTTTGAGTTACTATGGGCGAATCTTGCGCTAAGAGAGAAAAGCCCCAGCGTTTTGCCGTATTCCGCAGGCCCATCAAAAAAGATGCTTCTATAAATATGAATCCGAAGCCCCGATGCAGGATACACTTTTCAAAATTTTCTGTAATTTTTTCAAACACTGTATCCCCCAATGCCTTTCTGAATTCATATTAGTAAAGGGGGATTGATTTCCATGAAGCAGAAAGAACGATTTGACGAAAAGCCCAAGCAGGAGCATACGGAGCCTAAGCATCACAGAAAAGCCGTCATCAAGGGCATTACCGTATATGAATCATTTCGGTCAGAAGGCAGCGAACTGTGGGATTGTCTGTTGCAGAGCATGGGAAAGCACTGAACAAGAACAATTTTTGAAATTCTGAAAAAATGTGCGCAGCAGCTTGATTTTTGTGCGGCAGCTTGGTAAAATACAGACGGGTTAAGTGAATAGTGCAATCAAAAGCCATTAACTTTCTGGATTTTACCATGCAATATGCGTGGAGACGGGAGGTTTAATGGCTTTGTTTTTTTACAAGGAAAAGAATAAAGACATACGGGCAGCGGCCTATCTGAGATTGTCCATCGAGGATGGCGACAAGGCTGAGAGCAACAGCATCGGCAATCAGAGAGAACTGATTCGAGATTTTGCTGCAGAACGGCCAGGACTGCATTTGGTCGAAGAGTACGCTGATGATGGCTACACAGGAACCAACTTTGAACGTCCGGGCTTTAAGCGGATGATGGAGGATATTAAATCCGGCAGAATCAACTGCATCATCGTCAAGGACTTATCCCGACTTGGTCGTAATTACATCGAGATGGGAAAGTATCTGGAACAGATTTTTCCCATGATGGGGATTCGATTCATCGCCATCAACGACAACTATGACAATGCGAACACCGAGAGCAGCGATTCGGACAGCATTGTGGTTCCGTTCAAGAATCTGCTGAATGATTCCTACTGCCGGGATATTTCCATTAAGGTGCGCAGCCAGTTGGACATGAAACGGCGCAAGGGTGAGTTCATCGGCGGTTATGCAATCTACGGCTACTGCAAAGACGAACGGAACAAAAATCGGCTGGTGGTAGACGAGTATGCAGCAGATATTGTCCGCTCTATCTACCGCAGAAAACTGGAAGGTATGAGCGCACAGGCGATTGCCGAACAGCTGAACAGCGAGAATGTGCTAGCCCCCAGCGAGTACAAACGGCTGTGCGGTTTGAATTACCATAGTGGGTTCAAAGCTGGCACTCATGCAAAGTGGCAGGCGATTCAAGTGCTTCGGATTCTGAAAAATGAAGTCTACACAGGGACGATGGTGCAGGGCAGGCGGCAGAAGATCAATTACAAAATCAAGAAGATTCGGGATGTGGAAGAATCCGGCTGGATCAGAGTTCCCAATATGCACGAAGCAATCATTCCGCAAAAGCTGTTCGATACGGTGCAGGAAGTTTTGAAGTTGGACACCTGCGCATCGAAAGGCCAGCGGACAGTAAATCTATTTTCGGGCATCGTTCGCTGCGGCAGCTGTGGACAGAACATGGTGCGGCGTACCGTATCAAAAAACGGAAAGAAATATATTTATCTGCACTGCGTCACAAACCACAACGGTCTGGGTTGTTCCTCACATCTTATCAGCGAAAGTAAGCTGGCCGAAGTGGTGCTGGCCGCATTGCAGGGAAAAGTTCAGCAGATCAGCGGACTGGAACATCGGCTTGATGAAATCAATGAGATCCCCAAGAATGAACGCAGACTGAAATCTGTGGAAGAACATCTGAAAATGCTGGAGCAGGAAGAACAGAAATACCAGACCTTGCGCCGACAGCTTTATGAGGATATGAGCAGCGGTATTGTCAGCAAGGAAGAGTACAAGGAGTTCAGCCATTCCTTTAATGAAAAGGTTGAAGCTATCCGTAAGGCCAAAGCAGAAATGAACCGCCAGAGGGATTGCCTGAACAATCTGGATGTAGAACATCTGCCGTGGATCGAAGATTTCAAGTCCTACCAAAACCTGACAAGTTTGAACCGCCGCGTTCTGGTGGAACTGGTAGAGAGCATCACCGTCTATGATAAGGAACACATTCATATCCAGTACCGCTTCGATCAGGAAATTCGCAATGTGCTGGAATATTGCAGTAGTGTTCAAACGGAAGGAAATGCAGTATGAAGTGTGTAAGCTATACCCGGACGCTTCCATGGAAGAACCATCAAGGTGAACTGGCGATTGCCGAGCAGAATCAGCGCATTGCGGCATATCTGGCGGAACATAAAGAACTGGATTTGCAGAAAAAGTATTCTGACCGCAAGAACGATGAAAAGGCGCGCACCGCGTTCGACCAAATGACCAATGATGGCGTAGAGCGAAAATTTGACTGCATCATTGTGGCATCCATGTACTACTGCGGGCCTGATTTCCCGGCGGCACGGCAGGCAATCGAGGAAACGCTCTATGCAGCGGGCATCGACCTGATCGTGCTGGAGGAGAGTTTGGATACCAGAGCCGTCAGCCGAAAAGAAGTTGAGGACTATTTTGAAGCAAAACGTTGTGAGATGCACGCGGAAATCATGTTTGCGTGGAGAAGGAAACAAGGCGCAGGATTCCGGCTGACAAACTCCGTGCCGTTCGGTTACATCCGCAGAAACGGCGAAAGCAATATGGTAAAGGATGAAGAAGTTGCTCCATATTTGAGCGAGGCTTTTTTCAGATATGCGTCCGGCCAGAAAATGCGTGATATTGCAAAGTGGTTGAACGAGCAAGGTGTGGAACCCCCAATGAAACACAAAAAGAGAATTCTGGGAAAGCCTTATGATGCAGAGCCCGACCAGTGGACAACGGATATGCTTCGTTGCTTGTTCCGAAATCCGACTTATACAGGTGCGACGGCAAATGGAAGCCGCCAGATCATTGCAGAAAACTGCCACGAACCATACATAACCAAAGAACAGTTCTATGCTTTCCCTTGCAATATGAGGGAGGGGGAGAACAAAATCTCCATTCGGAAAAGCTACAAAAAACCGAACCCGCTGGCAAAACACATTGTCTGCACTTGCGGCCACGCACTCTGCTGGCACAAGGATAAGAGAACAGGGGAAGAACTTTTCTATTGCCGTTACTGCCGCGCACACAAGGAAAACGGAAAGAATCTGAAAGTCCCGGCAGCTACCATTTATAAAAAGGTGATGGATGCTCTGGAACTGGAACATCTGGAAGAAGAAAAGCTGGCTGTAGCGATTCAGCAGGGAGCAGGCAAGAAAGCAATCGAGGTAGTTCGAGCCGAAAAGTCGTTGCAGATGAAGTCCGTTCTGGCTGAACTGAATATGGAACAGTTTCGCCGTGTGCCGCTGTATGAGAGTTATATGGCCGATGAAATCACCGAAGAACAATATCGTGCCGAACTGCTGGACTACGAAGAAGCACATCGGAAATTGAATGAACAGCTTACAGCAATTATGGAAGATACGCTGGTATGGGAACGGGCATTGAGCCTGCGCAATCCATGGATTCAGCAGATGACACAGTATAAGACCCCGGAGGAACTTGACCGTAATTTTGTCAAAAAGTATATCGAGCAGGTCACGGTTACATTACTGGACGATGGACAGGCAGAAATCAGCCTGACCATGAAAACGGATGAATGGAAACAGATGCTTAGTCGGATAGAAGTGGAGGGTACAGACAGTGGCACGAAAGAGTAGAAAAAATCTCCAGCAGCCGGAACAGGCGGCAGCTTCCGTGCTGCTCCCGGAACTGGAAGAAGCAAAGATACCAGCGGCAATCTATGGGCGGCTTTCTGTTGAGGATGATGAAAAAGAAGAAAGCATGGAAACGCAGATTGCGCTGGTGCAGGATTATATCAACCGCAGCAGGGAACTGAGCTATGTGGATACCTACTTCGACAATGGATTTACGGGAACAAATTTCAAGCGGCCTGCATTTACCCGCCTAATGAACGATGTGCGGCAGAAGAAAATCAAGTGCATCGTGGTGAAAGACCTCTCACGCTTTGGCCGAAACTATCTGGAAGCAGGATACTATATCGAAACGGTGTTCCCATTTTTGGGGATTCGATTGATTGCTGTTACAGATAATTTTGACAGTACGCGCACAGAGGACATGGAAAGTCTGGCTCTCCCGATTCGGAATATGGTCAACGCAATGTACGCGAAAGACATATCCAAAAAGATATGGACTTCTTTGCAGCGTAAGAAAGAAGCAGGCTATGCAGTCGGAAACGATGCTCCGTATGGCTATATTCGGAACCCCGTGACAAAGCGTAATGAAATTGACCCGGAAGCTGCATTTTATGTGCAGTTGATTTTCCAGTGGGAACTGATGGGCGTACCAATTTTTGAAATCGCCCGACGAATGACATTGCTGCAGGTTCCGACTCCACGGGAGTGGCATAGAAAAATGGTTGAGGGAAAAGAAGTGCTTACCTGTAAAAAGTGGGGCGTGACCACGATTCGGCACATTCTGGAAAATCAAACCTATGTGGGAGATACCATCAACAATAAAAGTACGCAGAAGTTATTCGCAGGACAGGACAAGTGCGACCTTCCGAAAGAACAGTGGTGTATAGCAAAGGACACACATCCGGCTATCATCGCAAGGGATGATTTTGAAAAGGTGCAAAAAATCTTGGACAAGAATCGAAAGGTATTCAATACCGTAAGAGCAAAGTCGGAGCAGATTCGGGCAGAATATCAGAATGACCTTGCAGGAATGGTGTTCTGCGCAGATTGCGGCAGGCCAATGGAGTTTGAGCGACTGCCGCATGGAGCAGAAGAAAGTAAAAAGGTCTGCTACTACATTTGCAAAGCGAGGCAGGCTGACGACAAGTGCATCGGCCACCAGATTCCAGAAAAACTGCTGAAAGCCCTGATAATGGATCAGCTGCATTTGTTCATTGTCCAGCTGTGCGATAAACGGAAGGTGCTGGAAGAATTGCAGAAAATCGAGGATGTGCAGAATCCCGTCTACCGGGCAAAGGGTGAAATTATGAGCCTGACCGATAAAGTCAGCCAGATGGCCAAGAAGCGGGAACAGCTTTATGCGGACTATGTGGCGGGTGTGGTGGATTCCGAAGATTACCAACTGATTCGGGAAGATTATTCCAGACAATACGATGGCCTGCGAGCTGCGCTGCAGGAAGCGGAGAGCAAAAAAACGGAAGTGGAACGGCAAATCGAAGAATACCTGAATATGACTTCTCATTTGGAAGAACATCTGGACAACTTTGAATTTGACATTCAGTTGGTAAAATCCCTTGTGCAGAAAATCGAAGTGAGTGCGGACAAGCGGATTCGGATTGTTTTTGGATTTCAGAATGTGTTTACAGAACTTGGAAAGGAGAGTGCAGAAACATGATTGCAGCGTATCAGCGCATTTCAAGGGCTGATGGCGATCTGGGCAAAGATGGCAAAGATAAGAGCAACAGCATTGAAAACCAGAAAGAACTGATCCTGCGGTATATCTCCTGCAAAGAAAGCCTGCAAAATGTGCCTGTGATGGATTTTGTGGATGACGGCTACACAGGCAGCAATTTTGACAGACCTGGATTCCAGCAGATGATGGATGGTGTGCGCAATGGCAAGATTGATACCATCATCGTGAAAGACCTTTCCCGTTTTGGCCGCGATTATATCGGTGTGGGCGAATACATGGAGCAGATTTTCCCCCTGCTGGGTGTCCGGCTCATTGCCATCAATGATAACTATGACAGCAATAATTATAAAGGTACAACGCTGGGCATGGATGTAATTGTCAGTAATCTGGTAAATACCATGTACTGCCGGGATGCAGGAAAGAAACTGCGGACTGCCAATCAGGTTAAGTGGCGCAAGGGTATTACAACGGCATCTGCTGCACCGTTCGGCTATCAGTTTGACCCGGACAAAAAGGGCGCATTTATCATTGACCCGCCAGCCGCAAAAATCGTGCGGCGTATTTTCGACCTTGCTATTCTGGGGCTGGGAACAAGAGATATAGCGATGATGCTGAATGACGAAAATGTTCCTGTGCCGAGCGTATATAACAAAGAAAATAAGGCGTATGGCAAGGAAACGACCTATACCATCGCCCCAGTGATTCTTTGGGATAGCTCTCGCGTCTGGAAAATTCTCACGGCGTATGTGTACACCGGGGCAATGGTTTTGGGCAAAACCAAAACACTGATTTCCGGCAAAAGCATTATCAGAACAGTTCCCAAAGGGCAGCGGTACATTACAGAAGGAACCCATGAAGCAATCGTAAGTCGTGAAGAATTTGAAAAAGCGCAGCTTGTCATAAAGAGCAACAGCCATAAAGTGCTGATGAGCAGCGTGGACTTTCCATTGAAAGGCAAAGTTCGCTGCGGAAATTGCAGACGAGTGATGGCGCACAATTTCAAACAGGTTGTACCGACATTCTGGTGCAGAGAGGGCTTGGAACTGGTTGGGCAGAGCCGATGCACATCTGAGATATTTCAGGTCAGTGATATTGAAAGTGCCGTCTTTCAGGCTCTGAAAAAGGAACTCTCTCTGCTGGATTCCCTTTATGGTGATATTCAAAAAGAAGAACAGGATTTGAAGGAAGCCCACAAAAAGGCAAACCGCCGTAAAACTCTGATGGAGCAGGAATTAAAAAATCTAAAGGGAGAGAAGATGCGGATGTATGAAGAATATGCGGCAGGAACACTCCCGTTGGATACCTACAAGCAGAAAAAGCAGGAGTGTGATAGACGAATTTCAGAGGTAGAAGAAAAAATAGAACTGGAAAAAGGAGTGGAATCCACTCGGAGTGCTGTGCCGGGAACTGTGCGTGCAGCGGCAGAGCAGGCAGAGAATTTCCTGCACGGTACGAGGCTCACGGCAGGTATGGTATCGGCCTTTATTGAAAATGTCTTTGTGCATGATGGAGGGCGTATTGTGGTACGCTTCAAATACGAGCAGAGCATACAGGATACTGTAAAGGCACTGCAGACAGGCTGAATTTGAGATAGGACTGGGTTGCCCATGTTGGAACATCAAAGAATGTGTTATAACATGGGCAACGGATCAGTCGGAAAGAGGACACTATGAAAGCGATTCGATGGCTGTTAAAATTGATGTTGGTGATGATAACCCTCCCGCTGCTCCTTGCGGTGTGGCTGGCGAAGTGGTTTGTGGTATTTTTGCATCACTGTTCTGCGTGGTTTTTCTATCTGCTGGGCAGTGTGCTATTGGCAACGGCGATTCTTTCGTACCTCATGCATCAGTCGCAAGGAATGGAAGCACTTCAAATGCTGATCGGTGGATTTGCGATTTTTATGATACCGCAGGTGGTCGGCGGCGTGGTAGTACTTCTGGAACTGGCGGCAGTAATGCTTCGGCAGGTATGGTACATATAAGATGCCAGACCCGGATAGCCCGCCTTTGGAACTGCTTGAATAAAAGCAACGCCCTCATAGTTGAGAGGATTAGTATCTTCTCGACTATGAGGGTGTTTCATTCCGCAGGAATGTGATAGTTATAGGTAGGTGGTGTCCTAACCAGACACTGAGTGGCTATGCGGAAAAGTGGTCTAAGGTACATACTGAGTTCCGACAATCAAAAACATAGGGTCGTATAAACCACAAACAGCACCCAGGAGAATTCGAGGGTGCGTCTGTAGCTTATGCGGGCCGTTTCAATTTTCGCTTTTATTACGAAAAAATGTTAAATTCCGAGACTGGCAAGTGTGGCCTTTAATTCTTTCACCATGCGGATAATGATTTCTTGCTCGGTTTGATTACAATCCAATAGAAGTCGGTGTAAGTCAGAACCAGAAGTGGAAAAAGAATAATCAAGACTGTCAACGAGTAAATCATCAACAGAAATATGTAGAACATTGGCGAGATCAATCAAGGTTGGCAAACTGGGAGTCTTAGTGCCACTTTCAAGGTAAGCAATATATTCACGACTACAGTTGGTCAAGGCTGCTAGCTTTTCTTGAGTTATATTGAACTTCAAACGATAAAAACAAATTCGTTTCCCCAAAGCAATACAATTAATGGACATACAAAACATTCCTTTCAAATGCCCACATAAGTTAATACTATTATTTTTGATTTTTAGCACTATAACAATAGAAAAAAGCCAAATGCATAGCTCAGAATTCGGTGGGTACACCTCTAGCAGTTGTGTATTCTGAGAGCGAAATGTAAACTACTGGTTTACATTTCGATGCACATGTAAACTGGTGGCTTACAAAAAAAAACATCTGACAAGCGTATAATAAAAGCATGAAATCAAACTGTGAAACTAAAGTGGGGAAAATGAAATGGAACGGCTGCTGACACTGTACAGCGAAGTTCAGTCAACAGATGTTCGGTGGTTGTGGTATCCGTTTATCGCAATCGGGAAAATCACACTGCTGCAGGGTGATCCCGGTGACGGAAAATCCACCATGATGATGAATCTGATTGCGGAACTTTCAATGGGTGGTAGGACCCCGGACGGATGCAAAATTAGTGCGCCGCAAAAAGTGATTTATCAATGCTCCGAGGATGGGGTTTCTGACACGATAAAGCCCCGTCTGGAACGCTGTGGGGCAGACTGCAGAAAGATTGCTTTCATCAATGAAGAAGTTTATAACGGCCTCACATTGGACGATGAGCGCATCCGTCAGGCAATCATTGAATTTCGGCCTCGATTGGTCGTGATTGATCCGATTCAGGCTTATCTTGGCAGCGATTCGGATTTGCAAATCGCAGGCAGAGCGCGGAAACTCATGCGCCGCCTTGGAATGTGGGCTGCTGGTTACGACTGCGCTATCGTTCTGATTGGACACCTCAACAAAAAAGAAGGCTCCAAAGGGTTGTACCGCAGTCTTGGCAGTATTGATGTTGTGGCAGCAGCACGAAGCGTCCTGCAGGTGGAGCGAGATACCGAGAATCCTGATATAAGAATCGTACATCAAATCAAAAACAGTCTTGCGCCTACGGCAGAAGACATCCGCTTTTCCATTTCTGCCGACAAGGGCTTTCGATGGCTGGAATGCAGGCCACAGCTTTTTGAAAAACAACAGCCGGACGCCGAACCTAAATTTGATACAGAGCAACAGAAAGCTGCCTACTGGATCAAGCATTTTCTTGAAAAAGGTGATATGAGCGCGAATGAAATTTATTGCCGTCTGGACAATGAGGGGGTCAGCAAACGAGTTGCACGGATGGTAAAAACAGAAATGGGAATCCACTGCTATCAGAAAAAGCGGAAATGGTATTGGAGCGTTCAGTCGGAAGAAGGTGCTATGAATGGATCGCAAGTATAAGGTTGGCGGCTATGTGAAACTTGCAAAACTGTGGGAACGCTCTAAGGATGCAGCAGTGGCCTATCACAGTTCCTACTATGCTGAAAAGTTCAGGGATGATGCGGATAAAAGGCTGGTTGGTGTCTATATTGACATCACAGGGAATAAGGAAATTTATAAACGCCCGGAAATGGTGCATCTGCTCAAAGATTGCAAAAATGGTTCCGTAAATCTGATTTTCTCGCAGACAAGGGCCTATATTGCAGCAAATACCTGTGATTTCTGTTTTCTGTTGAAATATCTGTTTGACTTGCCGATGCGAGTGGACATTGTTACAGACGATGATGACCAGAGAATCGACACCATTCTTGACTTTGATAACCAGCGGCAGAGCCTGAAAGATTTGGCTGAAAAATATACATCGATCCGAAGGAAAGATTATCTTGAGTGGAGAATCCGACTGGAACATGAAATGACAAAGGCTGAAGAAAAATGAACGTGGAAGGACAGTATAATCCAAAAGACGTAGAGTGTATTTCGGTAGAAAACCTTGAAGTGCTGCCGAGTGGAGCGGATTGGCAGAGCCGACATCTGGAATCTGAAAGGCGAAAAGCAGAGATTCGTGACAGAATCCATAAGCAGGCAGAACAGGGCCAGAAAACGGCAAAAGACTACTTTCGTCCGGCGAAACCGACACCGTCGATTTACGACAGCGACCTGAAGCGTGTAGCCGTTTATGCCCGTGTCAGCACTTCCAGCGAAGAACAGATTTCTTCCATTGAAAACCAGACTCTATATTACACCAAAAAGATTGCAGAAACGGAAAACTGGAATTTGCAGGATATTTACAGCGATGAAGGAAAATCGGGTACTTCACTGCGGAAACGGGATGCGTTTAAGCGCATGATGCGGGATGCCAAAGACCAGAAGATGGATTTGATTATCTGTGCCAGCATTTCACGTTTTGCCCGGAATTTTTCGGATTGCATGACACAGATCGCAGCTTTGAAAACTATGCATCCTGCACATCCCATCGGTGTGTACTTTGAAACAGAGAATATCTACACGTTGAATCCAAGTAGCCAATACAGCCTTGACATTCAGGCGCTTCTGGCGGACTGGGAATCGGGCAATAAGAGCCGCCGCATGATCCTTTCGTATGACCAGCGCATTATGACAGGCCAGTACCCGGTGGCCGACCTGATGGGGTATCGGCATACCAAAGATGGACAGTTGGTAATTGAGCCGGAAGAAGCAAAGACGGTGCGTTTTATCTTTCTGGCGTTTATCTATGGTTATAACTGCGATCAAATTGCGGCAGTGCTGACGCAGAAGAAGCGTAGCACCCTGCGTGGCAAGCAGGAGTGGAATGGCATGATGGTGGCTAACATCATGAAAAACGAACGTCGCTGGGGTGATCTGGAAGCCCGGAAGAGCATCGTGGTGGACTACAAGTTGGGCAAAGTCACAAAGAATAACGGGAATCGCTGCTCTGCCTACGTTCCAGAACATCACCAAGCAATTGTTTCGCCGGAGATTGCACGGGCTGCACATCTCGTGGCATCCAGCAATAAGAAGTGCGGTGTGCAGGATATTGTAGTAATCCAGCAGGGAGCATTGAAAGGATTCGTGGGCACCCATCCGAACTGGAGTGGCATCAATGCCGAAAGCATCCGCAGCCTTTGCCTGAATGCCTATCTGCCGGAAGAAGTGGTCGAACTGAACGATATGACGGAAATGCGGTCTGGAAAGAAGTCGGATATGGCATTGTTATCTGATTATCTGACGGTTTCAGGCACTTGCTTTATCAACCAGAGCAGCCCGGTTATGACAATTTCTAAAAATGAAATCCGTTTCAGCAAGGCATGCCATACCCGGTTGGACGACTGCGAAGATGTTGAATTGCTCTATCATCCGATTCTGCAGGTCGTGATCCTGCGGAAGAACAATTGTAAGTCTTCAACGGCAATGCGCTGGAGAGATGACAATGACGTTCATAGTGCTTTTTCAGCCAGAGCATTTTCTGGACTGGTCTTCCAAACATTGAACTGGAGAAGGAATTGCCGCTATCAGTGCCGTGGTATCTGCCAGGAACGGGAAAACGCAAAATTCCTGCTCTTTGAGTTGGATGAGTCCCGGATTTTGATTGGGAAAAATCATTATGAACAGGCTGAGGGATACTCGATGAACCTGGAATGCAGGCTATATCGGCGTAAGTGGGTTCAGAGCATTACGGCCCGTGATGTGATGGAATCCGGCCAAGTCGTAGAAAACCCCATGATTGGTGCAATTCCAAGCAGAAATGAAGTTCAACGTGAACTGGATGACCTTTTAATGTCGATGTAGGAGGATTTGTGAAATGGAAGAAAAAAGCAGGGAGCAGGAAATGAGTGCTCGGGAGATCTCGCTGATTCGTGAGTTGGCACAGATACGAAAAGAGTATAAAAGAGAGCTGGAGTACGAAAAATTTGATGGGTATGAGCTGCCGCCGCGCACACAGTTTTCCATGCTGAATAAGCCAGCAGTAAGCATAAAATATGGCGTTATGAAATTCAATATGGCCTGTATCCGGCTTTTTGAAGGAATTAAGTATGTTCTTCCAATTCTGCATCCAAACAAGAAGCGGCTTGCGTTGATTATGTGCCCGGAAGAGGACAGTGCATCTGTTGAATGGGCAAGACAGAAGGACGAAAACTGGGTGAATAAGGATATTACCTCTTTGGAATTTGTGGAAAATATCTTCAAAATCATGAGTTGGAACCGTGAATGCCGCTATAAGATACTCGGACGGGTGGCGAACTCAGATCAGGGCCTTTGTATGTTATTCGACTTGGAAGAAGCAATCATGTTCACCCCAAAACCACAGGAATACACAGACCCTGTTACGGGTGAGACAAAGAAGAAACAGATAAAATTCTTCCCGGATGTCTATAAGGATCGGATCGGGAAATCTTATACTGATTACATTGCAGGCCATCAGATGAATCTGTTTGAAGATTTTATTGGGTATCAGGGCTCTGCAGTATTGGATGAGACTGAACGGGAAGCAGGCACTACTTCAGTACCGATACCGCAAGGTGAAGACTCAGAAAATACACCATTACCAGATTTGCCGGAACAGCCTGAAAATGTACAACGACCGGGCAGTGAGGTTGTTGAGAAAGGAATGCTGACATGAGTTCTGGACGAATTATGAATCTGCTGGTGACGATTCCGGCAGAAAGCCGAAGAATGAATGTGGGAAAGGATGTTATTCGTGTTCTTGGGAGTCCGACCTATATTTGTGTTTTGCAGAGAAAAGATCGGAAATCTATTGTGATTACTCCGTGCACCGCTGAACATCCCATGTCCTTTAAGGTTCCTGATAGGCTGCTGACCGATGGCCAGTGCCGGATGATGATTAACGGAATACAGTTCATCCATGCACTTCTGGAAACAAATGGTCTAGCTGTAGGAAAAGACCATCAATTTAAAGGACGGTATGATGCTGAGAAAAATGCGGTTGTTATTTCGCTTGAAGAAAATGAATTTGAGAACGAACGTCAATCGAAAATAGGCTTGAGCCTCTAAAAGTATTTGACTTGACATTACGTCCGATTGGTCGTACAATGTGACCAAATGGACGTAATGGAAGGGGCGATTCTTATGAGTGGTGGAATTTTAGATAGTTTTCAAACGATAATTCCAACAGCAGCGGCTGTCTTATCGGAAAGACGACAAATGTTAAGGATGACGCAACAAGAGGTTGCTGATCGAGCCAATATAACTTTACGTCAATATCAAAGGCTGGAATCTGGGGAAAGAAATATTTTGACTTCTTCTTTTGGCTTGGCCTGTCGGGTAATTGAAGCTCTTGATATGGATGTTTCTAAATTCTATCATGGTGACTATTATCTTGAAGAAGAGCTGAAGACAACGAGAGGCAAAGGATTTAGAAGTAGGAAAAAGCTATCGATTTAATGGATGGCATAATGTGAGAAATTCCAATATGGACAAATCTGTGTTAAATTGTTTACATGCAAATACAGTATTTACGGCTTCTTATCATGGTTTATTATATTCTTTATATTTTCATAAAAACGTTTACTATTATAATCGTGAAAATAAATCAAGAATGGAGTCGTTTGGGAAAAAATTAGGAATTTCTAATCGTGAAATATCGGGAGAATTTAAGGAACAACCAATGATTGATTATCAATATGTGGATAATAGGAGGCGATTATATGCTGGATTTAAATATGATAATTGCAAACAACATTCAAGCTGAACTGAAAAAAGAAAACAAAAAGCAGGTTGATCTGGCAGAAGAAATTGGAGTCTCTAAGCAGACAATGAGCAAAATCATGAATGGAGCAAGAGCAATCAATGCGGTAGAACTTCATAAAATTTCCGAATATCTCCATGTGTCAATGAATTCTCTGATGAAAATGCCTGAAAAGCCGATGGACACAAATGTTATCCATGCGTTTATGGGGCGCGTTAAAACAGAGGAAGCACGAAAAGGAATTCAGCTTGCGGATAAACTGTCCGATATGATTCTGTTTCATACTAGGGTGTGCGAGAATGGCAAAAGGATGGAGCAGCCCTGGGAGGATAAGTGATGAACAATGTTTTGGAAGGTAGCCTCTTTGTAAACCCAAATAAGAAATTTGATGAAATCCAATCCATCATCAGGCAGTTTTCAGCAGAGTATGTCGGTAATTCTATTATCAAGGATAATATTACGAACCATTAAAAGATTATATGAAGCTGTACAACTACCTCAAAGAACGTTTGTGTGCTGATAAGATGACATACATCTTTTTGGATGAGGTACAGGAGGTTTCATCATTTGAGAAAGTGGTTGACAGCCTTTATATCAGGGATTATGTGGATGTTTATGGCTGGTGAATGCAACTACGGATACTGAATGAGTAAGAATTGAAGAAAGCGGTGCAAAAACAGATGTGACAAGATTGATTTCGGCACGAATGGCTACCGAATTTGAAAGGGGGCTTTATTATGGTAAAAACGAGTGAAATGTCTATGGAACTGAAACAGGAACTTGCATTTACAAAAGAAGAACTCGCAGAACTGGAAGCGGCAAAGAAAATGCCAATCACGTTTGATGCGGATTGCCCTGAAACCACACCTGAGCGGGCGGTTAAATTTAGAAGAGTTAATCCGCCGCGTAACAGAATGGATGCCCATGGGACATAATCATAATCAAGAAAAGAACATATAGAGTGTAGGTAAGCCCTACAAGGCTCAGATCGGTTCAGAACCGATTGAAAGCCTTGTAGGGCTTATTTTTTTGCAAAAATTTTTGTTCCTTACTTGACAACCGCATAGGGTCAACCAAGAAAAACTACGATAACTAAAGGGTTTTGACGGCTTGAGTTGTCCTTCAAAAGTTTTATTTGTTGAAAAGACTGCAAGAAGCGGGAAATCCTAGGGTTATATGTAGGAGGCTTTTGGAAGCTCTGTTTTGACCCACAAAAGGAGCAGCAAATAAAAACAGGAGGATAACACAAGCCTACGGTAGATTGCGATAAGCGGTCTGCCGTAGGCTTGTTACTGTTTATAGAGAAAGAAAAGTAGGAGTGCAAAAATGTATGAATACGAGAAAATGTACGGTAACCGATAAGACTTAATTAACAACGAATAAAGTATGCTTTTTAGACACAGAAGGGCATAAGACAGTAAGGGGGAGTAGGCACATGAAAATTTTGCTTTTGGGAGCAGCTGGCTTTATTGGAACGAATCTCACAATTGAGTTGGCTAAAAAAACAGAAGATGAAATAACTCTTGTAGATAGAAGTAAAGCGTTTTTTAAACCGATTGTTAGTATGCCAGCAGATATAAATTCTAATGTGGTTTTAATTGCCTATGCTGTGCTGTTTGCGCTTTGTACTTATGCTGTCGGTGATTCTTTTGCTTTGGTTTTAGGAACTATTGCAGCTGGAATTGGATTGATTATATTTCCGGCGCTTAATTTTCCGAAATGGATTGTTGGTTTTGGGAATTTGAGTTTTTCCTTTTATTTGATCCACAAATTTGTAATCGCGGTTGTAAGTAAAATCGTGAATCATGTGGTTCATGGAGCGTTGACAGGTGTGACTGGAATGCTGTTAGCATTTATTTTAACCTTAATTGCATCAATTATTTCATATAGGCTCATCGAAAAGAAGATGACGGATAAGCTGAAAAAAGTCATGTGTAAATAGGAGGCATATGCAATTCAATATGAGGAGAATATTATATGAAAAGTAGTTTAAAAGGATTTATTTTAAGTCATAGACTAACGAAGAATGCTTACTGTGATTTGTTTAAGCTGAAAATGCTGAAAAGAGATTTCGATGCAAAACCTCAGCGAGCACAGGAAAAAGGGCAGGCAGTCATGTTGATAGAGAATATGACTGAAAATAAAAAACATATTTTCTTTTGCGGCGTTCCTGTACATAAAAATATGGGAGACCAAGCACAACGGTATTGCATTAGACTCTGGTGTCAACAAAATTATCCGGATCATGAGATTCTTGAAATTTCGACATGGCCTTTTTATGAACGGGATTTCCGCGAAAGGATAAAAAAAGCGATTAAAAAGGATGATCTTATTGTAATCCAAAGTGGCTATTGTACAACAGATCGTCACTATGATCATAAGATGCATAGATTTCTCGTGAAATCTTTTCCAGAAAACAAAATATTGATTATTCTTCCATAGGATTCTCCTTATCTGATTTCGATTCCCACATTTGCAGCAATCTGGAGCAGGTTACCCTGTCGAATGCACCAGTGCTCTTCATCGAGCTGATTTCTGACACTGGTAGAAAGAAGGCTAAATGTATGGATGTTTTCGTTAATAAATTGTTGGTAAAATTGACCGCATGTAATAAATTTAAATTTGATCGTTTTTCCCTGACAGACGATTTCTGTCAGTTTCCCTACGAAAGCAGGGTAGTATGGCAAGGCTGTCTTGAAGTTCTGATTACGGCTGGCAAACAGACAAGGCATGGCTAGAAGCTCCGAAATAAGCGCAGGAGTCAATGGCTTAAAATGGTCACGGTATCGGGCACTGGTGTTTTTTTGCAGTGCAGTTTTCCTGTCAATGCAAAAAGCTCCACAGTCGTATCGCTCATTTTCAATAACAAACACATTAAAAATGTCAGTGTTGAGCAGGGCCCATTCTGCTGCATGGGATTCCATTTTAGGCCCGGCCATTTTTGCAATCAGGGCGAGAGCTTGTTGCGCTGTAAGGTCGAGATGCGCTTCCTGTATATTGATGCCGCCCTGAACAATGCCTGCGGCCACACCGTTGCCGCTTGCAGTGACTGTCATTTGAGATGTCTGAACCGGTAGGTTGTGATCGGTAGTAATTAAATTATCCGACATCTTTCGCTACCTCCCCGGAAAGACTCCGGCATCTTGAAGAACCTCAATCAAATCAACATTTTTAATAGTCCAATGTGTGCGTGTGTATTCAAACAGATGAAGTGCCAGTTCCTGCTGGTAAGTGCGGAGAATAGAATAAGGAAACGGAAAATATTTCTGAAAGTAGACTTTGATTCCGTTTTCCTGAATCCGAATATCATTGATGAATGCGAACACAGCCTGCTGTGATTTGGTGCCATCCGCTTCACAGCTTATGACAGCTGGAATTTCCTTGATAGCGGTAATCGCCTCTGGGGTCAAATCACTAAACTTCGTTTTGACATCATTTTGTATGTATTCTGTAAGTGCGCGGTCTTTTGAAACCAGCACATAGTCTTTCTCAAAGGGGTCATATCCCATCAATAAAGCATAGTAGTCTTTACTGAGTGGGCTCTTTTTTCCATCGACCAGAACCACATTTAAGGTTGTGTTTACAGAATCTGTATATCCTATGGCAACACCTTCATGCTCAGCATGGATATTGATGGATGGCAAACTCTGTGATTGCTTTGCAATTTCATTGTCACTCATCGTTTTTCTTCCTCCGATCTCCAATATTGATGCCGCCATACACGATACCAGCTGCAATACCGCCGTCTTTTGCTTCAACATGGAACTGTGCAAGGATACGCTCACCAGTCAACGGATTTGTAACAGGAGCCTCATAGACTTCAACAGTCGGTTCGCTATAGTCAGTATCCTTCGCAGAATTGCCGCTGTTTTCTTCATGCATTTTTTCTGATTTAACAGAGAACAGATCAAATGTGATCTGTCGCGGATAGGTTTTTCCGATTGGACTGATAAATTTCCAACGGGCACCTACTTCATCTGCACGTTCGTGAAACTGTTCAAAAGTTGCACGTCCCTTTTCATTATCTGGACGATTCACAACAATATAGTGCCATACAGCAAGAAGAAGCGAAGAAAGGCAGTATTGGTCGAGGGCCAGAAGCTCTTTCTTAGAAATCGGAGATTCAGAAAGATAAAAAAGAGTGCCATCAGTGACAGAGTGATCTTCCGAAAGCAGAGTGAGAATTGCCTGGATAAGCCAACGCATCCTCTCATCGGACTTAGTATGCCTACGCAGCGAAGAGCGGCCTCAGCCACGCCCGCATCGCCAACCTTATGAGCAATGAGACCTGGATGAATGCGAAGAAGGCGGTGGAGCTGGGCTTTGCAGACGAGATCCTCTTTGCAAAGAAAGAGGAGGAGCCGGACAGTGACCCGGTAGACCCGGAAAATCCGGAAGAAGACCCTGACAGTGAACCGGGCGAGGGCGAAGAAAAGAAGCCGTTCCAGAAGGATACGGCAGGGCACCTTTTCTCTAGCCGTCAGATGGATCTAATCGTCTTGAACCGTCTGGGTGTGAAGCCGGAAGATGTGGGGCAGAAATACACTGAACCAAAGAAACCGGATGCCGAGCCGCCAGCTGACCCGAAACCGTCCGCAGAGCCGACCCCTCCGGCAGAACCGCCTGCCAATCTGGGACCTGTTCTTGACATGGACGGCAAGACCGAGGATGGCAGCATCCCTTACAATATCCTGATGAAACAGCTTAAGTGCATGAAGTGATGTGCATCCAGGCTGTTTTTATATCCAATCAACCATCACAAATTTATGGAGGAAACGTACTATGAGTAAGATTCTGGAACTGCGCACCAAGCGCAACACTCTCTGGGAGCAGACCAAGGACTTTCTGGAGAAGAACCGCGGCGAGAACGGTCTGGTAAAGGCTGAGGCCGTGGAGCAGTACAACAAGATGGCACAGGAGGTCAAGGACCTGGGTGCAGAGATTGAGCGTCTGGAGCAGCAGGCACAGATCGAGGCACAGCTGTCCGCACCGACTTCCAGCCCTGTCCACGCTGACCCGAAGAGCGGTGCCAAGAAGGATGTCAAGCCGACTGCCACTGCCGAGTATGCCGAGAACTTCTGGAACATGATCCGCAACCGTGGCCATTACGGCGAAGTCCGCAATGCCCTGTCTGTGGGTGAGGACACTGAGGGCGGCTTTACCGTTCCCGATGAGTTTGAGAAGAAGCTGGTGGAGGCACTGGAAGAGAATAACATCTTCCGTGGCATGGCAACGGTCATCCGCACCAGCTCCGGCACCCGCAAGATTCCTATCGCGGAGGATACCGGTGAGGCAAGCTGGATCGATGAGGGCGAGGAGATCCCGGAGAGCGATACCACCTTCGGTCAGACCATGCTGTCTGCGTACAAGCTGGGCACTATGATCAAGATCTCCAATGAGCTGCTGAACGACTCCGCATTCGACCTTGCCACCTATATCGCCCGCCGTTTCGGTGTGCGTATGGGCAACGCAGAGGAGCGCGCCTTTATCACCGGTGACGGTGTGGGCAAGCCTCTGGGTCTGCTGGCTGAGACTGGCGGTGCCAAGGTCGGTGTGACCGCTGCCCAGAAGGATGCCGTTACCTTCGATGAGATCTTTAAGCTCTACTACGCACTGAAGGCTCCGTACCGCAAGAAGGCACAGTTCCTCTGCAACGAAGCCCTGGTGCTGCAGCTGATGACCATCAAGGACAACAACGGCAACTATATCTGGAAGCCTGGTCTGGAGATCGGCAAGCCTGATACCCTGCTGAACCGTCCGCTGAAGACTTCCGCCTTCATGCCGGAGATCAAGGGTGGCAGCAAGGTCATGGCCTTTGGCGATTACAGCTACTACTGGGTGGCTGACCGCCAGAACCGCACCTTCCGCCGTCTGAACGAGCTGTATGCCCGTACTGATCAGGTCGGCTTCCTGACCACCCAGCGTGTGGATGGCAAGCTGATCCTGCCGGAAGCCGTACAGCTTCTGCAGATGGCACCGCAGGGCTAAGAAAGCCAGGAAAGGAGGAGCCGGTTATGGCACTGATCCCGCTATACGAAGCGAAGACCTATCTCCGGGTAGACAGCAGCGATGAAGATGCCTTAATCGGCATCCTTTTATCTTCTGCGGAGCAGATGTGCAAGGATGTGGGCCGTTTATCGGAAGACCAGTGGGAGGCAGTCAATGCCGCTGATCGGGATGCCGAGAACGGAGTACAGCCTACAAGGGAACTGGAAGCCCTGCGCAGCACCTGCCGTGTGGCGATTCTGTATGCACTGGGGTATCTCTATGAGCACCGGGACGAAGCCGACCATCACCAGCTGATGCTGACGCTTCGTTCCATTCTGTTTGCTGTGAGGGAGGGGGTGTTCTGATGATCGAGAAGCTGAATGAGCGGATCACGATCGAGAAAAGCACGGTTGTGACCGATAAGGTCGGAAACCATCGGAACACATGGGAGAAATATTTCACCTGCTTTGCCTACGCTTCGACCTATCAGGCGCAGGAAGAAGAGGGTGAGGTCATAGCCGAGCAGAAGAGTGTGGTGTTCACGGTCCGCTGGTGCAGTGAGACGAGAGGCCTGACTTCCACTGGCTACCGCATCCGTTTCCGGGAGCAGCTCTACAATATCGAATCCGTTGACCCGATGAATTTCCAGAAGAAAACGCTGAAGATTCATTGCCGTTTGGAAAGGAGGCAGCCGGATGAGCAGAACTGTCAACATCGATGAAATGGCAGATGCCATCAATGAGGGCTTGAAAGAGTATGCGACCCTTGCCTCCACCGAGGTCAAGAAAGCTGTCCGTAAATCTGCCAAGACCGTCAAGGAGCAGATTCAGTCCGGCGCACCGTCCAGAACCGGGCGGTACAAGGAAAGCTGGGTAGCGACCAAACAGTCGGAATCCAGCCAGAGCCTTCAGATGGTGGTGCATTCCAAGAACCGCTACCAGCTGGCACATCTGCTGGAAAAGGGTCATGCCAAGCGCGGCGGCGGTCGTGTGGCAGGAAGACCCCATATTGCTCCGGCAGAACAGGCCGGTATCGAGCAGCTCCAGTCCCTTATCGAAAAGGCACTGAAGTGAGGAGAAACCAATGACCCACGAAGAAGTAAAAGCTCTGGTGGAGGAAATGGGGCTTCCTTATGCGTATGACCATTTCGCAGAAGGGGAGAGTCCTGATCCACCGTTTATCTGCTTCCTGTATCCGAAAGCCGAGAATTTCGGCGCAGATAACCTTGTGTACCACCATTTCAACCGGCTGGACATCGAGGTGTACACCGATTACAAAGACCCGGATATGGAAGCAACTATTGAAGAAGTCCTGACCGCACACGAACTCTACTATGAGAAAAGCGAGGTCTGGATCGAAACCGAAAAAATGTATGAAGTCCTGTATGAGCTGACTGTGTGATGCTCATGCAGGATATTTTTATGGGAGGAACACTATGTCGAAGAAAAGCAATAAGGTCAAATTTGGCCTGAAAAACTGCCATTATGCAAAGGCGACCTTTGACGAAGATGGCAGTGTCACCTATGCGAAGCCGGTCCGCATCCCCGGTGCAGTCAGTCTTTCGATGGATGCCAATGGCGAGATCGAGCCGTTTTATGCGGACAATATCGCCTACTATGTCGTGAATAACAACTCCGGCTACGAGGGTGATCTGGAAATCGCACTGATCCCGGAGAGCTTCCTCACGGACATCATGCACGAGGAGCTGGATGGCAACGGCGTGCTTGCTGAGAACGCCAATGTGGAACTGGAGCATTTCGCCTTCCTGTTTGAGTTCGATGGCGACCAGCGCCACATCCGTCATGTGCTGTACAACTGTGTGGCAAGCCGTCCGTCCATCGAGGGTGAGACCAATGAGGACAGTAAGGAAGTCAAGACGGACACTCTGAACCTGCAGGCAACCCCTCTGGCAAACGGTTATGTCAAGGCAAAGACCGGTACTAACACCACCGATGATGTCTATAACAAATGGTACGATGCGGTCTACGAGCCGCAGGCAGAAGCTGTGGACACCGAAGACACCAGTCACACCGAGGAGCCGCAGGGCTAAGTGACCGACACACACTGCAGGGCTTCGGCTCTGCCAATTTTACATGAAATTTTGGAGGATTACGATTATGGCAGTTACGAAGAAAATCGAGATCGATGGCAAGGAAGTCACTTTTAAGGCAAGTGCCGCCGTGCCGCGCCTGTACCGCATCAAGTTTGGCCGTGACATTTATAAAGACCTGCGCCAGCTGGAAAAGAGCGTGGGGGAGAACGATGAGGACAATTCCAACCTCGACCTGTTCAGTCTGGAGATGTTCGAGGACCTGGCATGGCTGATGGCTCGTCATGCGGACCCGGCAAAGGTGCCGGACAGCCCGGAGGAGTTTCTGGACCAGTTCAACACCTTCTCCATCTACCAGATCCTGCCCCAGCTGATCGAACTGTGGGGTCTGAACGTGCAGACGGAGGTGGAATCCAGAAAAAACCTCGAAAAAGTGAGCGGGAAATGACCACCCCGCTCTTTCTGCTGCGCTGTGTACAGCTCGGTATCAGCATCGCCGACCTCGACCTGCTGACCATCGGGTTGGTCAATGATATGTTTACGGAGCGGCAGAACGACGAGTATCCGTATAAGGAACTGGCATCGCAGGAGGACTTTGACCGGTTCTAAGGCGAAAAAACAGACGAACGTGCTTATATTGTGAATGAAATAAGCACAATCGTCTGGCAATGGGTATAAAAAATCCCCCAGCCGTGCACAACTGGGGGAGAAAGAAGGTGGCCCGAAGGTCATCTTCCCGGTCTCGGACCTCGCAAGGTTACCGAAACCTGATCATCATCAAAGTATAGTCGATTAGGCAGAAAAAGTCAATCGGACTTTTCGTGCTTCAGAACTCTCTTCTGGGCAAGTTCGTACACTTCTTCATCAGCACGGACTCCAATGACAATAATCATCATAGATGTCTCAGTACGTCGAAGCTGATAGACAATGCGCAGACCCGCAGAGCGGAGTTTGATTTTCAGAAGTCCTGCAAGGTTAGTGCTGTTGTGATTGCCGAGCGGTTTGCCGTAGCCCTGTTCATCAACAGGCAGTGGATTTTGCTGAACTTTTTTGATGGCTTTCAGAACAAGATTGCGCTGGCTACCATCTAAACCTTTGAGGTCTTTTTCTGCTTCAGGGAGGTATTCAACTTTCCAGCTCATTCGATTTCTACCTCGTCAAAACCGGCGAGATCGTCTTCTGTAACACCGAGACGGCGGTTCATTTCTTCCTCAGAAATCAAAGAGGTGGGATCAAAGTGTGCCATACGTTCAGAAGCAACAGCCAGCAGACGAGCATCATTTAATTCATCCATTAAACGGACATATTCGTCCGGGGAGATGAGAACGCATTCGGCAGCATTGTTTTTCATAACAACCTTGGCACCGCACTGCTTGACATCTTCAAATATTTTTCCGGCAAGACCACGGTTGAATTGGGTGATTGGAACAGTGTTGGTAATAGCACTCATAACAGAAGCCATAATCGTCAACTCCTTTCTTTGATTGCATTATAGCACACGTTTGCAAAAATATCAACCGGTTAGTCGATAAATTTACTGATAAATATATTGTATGCTGAAAGGATGACTTTGATACACAGCTAATAGCATTTTTTCCTTTAGCCTGTCTGCTTCGTGCAGATGGGCTTTTTTCATGCCTGCGAGGAGGTGGTTACGCAAATGGCATCCAGAATCCAGGGCATCACCGTTGAGATCGGCGGCGATACCACAAAGCTCTCCAAAGCACTGGAAAGTGTAAACAAATCAATCAAGGGGACGCAGTCCGGACTGAAGGATGTCAACAAACTCCTGAAACTGGACCCTTCCAATACAGAACTGGTCGTCCAGAAGCAGAAGATGCTGAAGGATGCCATTGAAGCCACTAAGGAAAAGCTGGCAACTTTGAAAACTGCCGCACAGCAGGCTAATGAGCAGCTTGCCAACGGTGAGATCACCCAGCAGCAGTACGATGCTCTTCAGCGTGAGATCGTGGAGACCGAACAGAATCTGCGATCCTTACAGGATCAGGCGGCTACTACCAATGCGACGCTTGCCAAGATCGATGAAGCTGGAGAAAAGCTCCAGAACATCGGATCTTCTGTGGAGAATGTAGGCAAGAAGTTCCTTCCGGTGACTGCCGCTGTGACGGGTCTTGGCACTGCCGCAGTGAAGACCGCAGCCGATTTTGATTCCGAGATGAGTAAGGTCTCTGCCATTTCCGGTGCGACCGGGGATGACTTTGACCAGCTCCGTGCGAAAGCCCGTGAGATGGGTGCAAAGACCAAGTTCTCTGCATCCGAGGCAGCTTCGGCGATGGAATACATGGCCATGGCCGGATGGAAGACTTCTGACATGCTGAACGGCATCGAGGGCGTCATGAACCTCGCGGCCGCTTCGGGTGAAGACCTCGCTACGACTTCAGATATTGTTACCGATGCCCTTACCGCGTTCGGCTTATCCGCTGCGGATTCTGGGCATTTTGCCGATATCCTCGCAGCCGCTTCCTCCAATGCGAACACCAACGTCTCCATGATGGGCGAGACGTTCAAGTACTGTGCGCCTATTGCCGGTGCGCTGGGGTTCTCGGCAGAGGATACCGCAGAAGCCATCGGACTTATGGCAAATAGTGGTATCAAGGCTTCGCAGGCTGGTACGTCCCTTCGTACCATCATGAACAACCTTTCCGGTGAAGTGACCTTTGCAGGCAAGAACATCGGTGAGGTTACGATTGCCACCAGCAATGCAGATGGCAGTATGAGGAGCCTGAACGATATCCTCGCAGACTGCCGTGTAGCATTCTCCGGCTTGACCGAATCTGAAAAAGCATCCAATGCAGAGGCACTGGTCGGCAAGAATGCGATGTCCGGTTTCCTTGCCCTGATGAATTCCAGCGAGACGGACATCAACAAACTGCGTGGTGCCATTGAAAATTGTGACGGCGCATCCGAGAGCATGGCAGAAACCATGCAGGACAACTTAAATGGTCAGCTCACCATCCTGAAATCTCAGCTGGAGGAGCTGGCTATTTCTTTTGGCGATATCCTGATGCCCACCATCCGCAAGATCGTATCTGCCGTGCAGCAGTTCGTGGACAAGCTCAACAGCATGGATGAGGGTACCAGGGAAACGATCATCAAGATCGGGCTCCTGGCGGCATCCATCGGTCCGCTGCTCATTGTGCTTGGCAAGACCATATCGACCGTCGGCACAGCGATGCGGGGATTCAGTTCTCTTGCAAAGGGTGTCCGGCTTCTTATCACCCATGTGGGCAGTGCCAGCGGTGTGTTCAGCAAGCTGGGTGTGGTTCTGGGTGGTCTGTCCGGGCCGGTCGTAGCAGTGGTGGCGGTCATCGGCACACTGGTGGCGGCGTTCATGAACCTCTGGAATACGAACGAGGAATTCCGTACTGCCATTACCGGTATCTGGAACGACATCGTTTCCAAGGTGAAAGGGTTCTGTGATCAGCTGACACAGCGGATCAATGGGCTGGGCTTTGATTTTAAGGATGTCACCGAGGTACTGAAAGCAGTCTGGGATGGCCTTTGTCAGGTGCTTGCCCCGTTGTTTGAGGGAGCATTCCAGAATATTTCGACCATCCTCGGCGTCGTTCTGGATACCTTACTGGGTCTGTTCGATGTCTTTTCCAATGTGTTCTCCGGCAACTGGAGTGGCGCATGGGAAGCGGTGAAGGGTATCTTCTCCAGTATCTGGGATGGCGTGAAGTCTGTATTCTCTACGACTCTTACCGCATTAAAGAGCGCACTGGATGTGTTTCTTGGGCTGTTCGGTACGGACTGGCAGACGGTCTGGGGCAGTATCAAGAGCTTCTTTGAGACCGTGTGGAGCGGAATCAGCAGCTTCTTTTCAAACACAGTTTCTGCTATCCAGAGTGTGGCAACGACTGTGTTCACTGCAGTTTCGAGCTTCTTTACGACTGTCCTTACGAGTATCCAGACGACCTTCAGCACCATCTGGACTGCCATTTCCACAGCCGTTTCTTCTGTGTTGAATACGATCCATACCACGGTGACAACTGTGTGGACGGCGATCTCGACTGCGATTTCTACGGTCATGAACACCATCAGCACGACGATCACTTCGGTGTGGAATGGCATCTACAACACCATGAAACCTCTGTTGGATGCGTTCAAATATCTGTTTGAAACTATCTGGCAGGCAATTCAGATCCTGATCGGTGCAGCACTGACTGCGATCCAGACGAAGATCACTTCCATCTGGAACGCCATCGTCGCCTTTGTGACTCCGATCCTGACTGGATTGCAGACGACTTTCTCTACGGTTTGGTCCGCGATCCAGACAGCCATATCTACGGTGCTAACTGCAATCCAGACCGCGGTGACAACTGTATGGAACGCTATTGTATCGTTCCTGTCTCCGCTGCTGACTGGCATTCAGACCCGGATGAGTACGGCATGGAATGCAATCAAGACGGTCATTTCGACTGTCCTTTCAGCAATCCAGTCCACGGTTTCTTCCATCTGGAGCGCCATCAGCAGCAAAATCTCCGGTGTGGTAAATGGTATCAAATCGGTGGTTTCTTCCGGCTGGAATGCCATGAAGTCTACGGTTTCGTCCCTCAGTAACAGCATCAAGAGCGCGGCGACCACAGCTTTTAACTCGATGAAATCCGGGATTTCCTCTACCATTTCCGGTATTAAGTCCACCATCACGAACGGCTTTAACAGTGCAGTTTCCTTTATCAAGGGTCTGGCTGGACAGGCATTCTCGTGGGGCTCGGACATGATCGGCAACATTGTGTCCGGTATCCAGTCGAGGATTCAGGATGTGGCAAGCGCCGTATCGGGAGTGGCGGACCGTATCCGCTCTTTCCTGCACTTCTCTGTGCCGGATGAGGGGCCTCTGGCAGATATGGAAAGCTGGATGCCGGACTTCATGCAGGGACTGGCAAACGGCATCACGACCAACACCAGCCTTGTAACTGCGGCGGCAGAGAATCTGTCCACCACGCTGTCTACTTCCATCACCAACTCCATGAGGGGAGTGGAGCAGGCATACAGTAAGAGCTGGGCGGCCATCAGCCAGACGGTGAAGACCGGAACGGCAGGTGTGAGTGCCGCGATGAGATCCGCATGGAGTTCCATTACAACCAGTACCACGAGCACATGGAACAGCATCAAGACCACCATCCAGACCAGCTTTGCGGCGGTGAAATCCAATGTGACCTCTGCGACAGCAGCTGTCAAATCTTCCATGACCAGTGCATGGAGTGCGGTAAAGTCGCTGACAACGACCAGCTGGAACGGTATCAAGAGTGTTATCACCACAGCATGGAATGGAATCAAGTCTCTGACTACTTCGGCAACTGCTTCTGTCAAATCTTCCATGACAAGCGCATGGAACGCAGTGAAAACTCTGACGAACACCAGCTGGAATGGTATCAAGACGGTCATCACGACTGCATGGAACAGCATCAAGAGTCTTACAACTTCCTCTGTATCCGCAGTTCGCAGTACGGCCACAAGCGGCTGGAACACACTGAAATCCACCACGACCTCTGCCTTCAACAGCATCAAGTCCACGGTGTCTTCGGCAATGTCCAGCCTGCGCAGCACGGTTTCTTCCGGTGTTGCAAGTATCAGGAGCAGTTTTAACTCGCTCGGTTCGATTGCTTCTTCTGCATACCGCTGGGGCGCAGATATCTGTTCCCAGATGGCGGCAGGTGTCCGGGCAGCGGCCGGTTCCGTGATCGCAGCGGCGGAAAATGTCGCAAGCAGGGTCAGAAGTCTGCTGCATTTCTCTGTACCAGATGAAGGACCTCTGTCTGATGCAGATACCTATATGCCCGACTTCATGAAGCTGCTGGCGACCGGCATTAAAAAAAATGTCAAGTCGGTGGTGAAAGCCGTGCAGGGACTTGCCGGGTCTATGAGCAACAACCTTACGACCCCGGTAGATTCTCTGGGCGACTGGATGGATTCCGTGGTCGGCAGTTTTGCTACTACGATCAAGAAAAGTCAGAGCGGTATCGGTAGTGCTGCAAGGGATGTGGGAAGCGGTATCCAGTCTCAGCTGATGTCCGGGCTTTCCGGGGTGAAGACCCAGTTCCAGCAGCTCTGGACGGACCTGCAGGGGATTACAAAAGCCGCTGTCGGAAATATGAGCGATGAGGTGAAGCAGGGCTTTGCGGATATGAAAACATCCATCGGAGAGCTGAGTTCTCAGACCAGTTCCCTTGGGAATGCGATCCGCAGCCTTGGCGATACCTTCAACTCGGATTTCTTAAAGAGCCTCGGCAACGGCATCAGCAAGGTCGGTGACACGGTCAATACGGTCACGGGGCTTGTGGACAAGCTCGGTTCCATGAAGAACACCATCGGAAACCTTGGAAGTACGATGCAGAACCTCGGCAATGTTCTCGGCACAGAGAACGGCGGCGGCCTGCTGTCCAACATCGGCAGTTTCCTGTCGAAAATCGGCAGTGCAGATGGCGGTCAGATCGTGTCGAACTTTGGCAACCTGATCTCCGGGTTGACTTCCAAGATGGGCGGCCTCGGAGAAGGCATCACTGGCATTATCTCGAAGCTGGGAAGCCTTAGCTCCAGCGGTGGGGGAATCCTGTCGAATCTGGGCGGGCTGCTTTCCGGTGTAGTGACGAAGATCGGTGGCTTAGGCGGCAGTCTTTCTGGGCTTCTGTCTGGTGTGGGTTCCACATTGGGCGGAATTGCTGGTTCTGCCGGCTCCGCAATCGCAGGACTGTTCGGCTCGGTTGGCACGGCCGTATCTGGTCTGGCGGCAGGTGCGGGTACGGCTCTTGCAGGCGTAGCAAGCTCCGCAGGTGGTTTCCTCGCATCCGCAGGCACAGCACTTGCTGGCCTGGCGGGTCCTGCAGGTATCGCAGTGGCAGCCGTTGGCGGCATCGGTCTTGGACTGACCGCTCTCTGGAAAAACTGCGATGGCTTCCGGGAAGGAGTCACGAATATCTGGAACAAGGTCACTTCGGTATTCTCGAATGGAGTAAATGGAAAGCTGGACTACATCGTTACAAAGTCCATTTCCCGATTTGCACGAAACACTATTGACTCCCTGACCTGTACCCGTGAGCTTCGGCAGCTGAAGCCGCCCGTGGGTATCTATTTCGAGAAAGAGAACATCGACACACTGGATGCCAAAGGTGAGCTGATCCTTACGATTCTTTCTGCACTGGCACAGGATGAGAGCCGTTCCATTTCCGATAACATCCGATGGAGCATCCAGAAGAAGTTCCAGTCTGGTGTCCCGCATATCAATCTGAAACGGATGCTGGGATATGAGCTTGGGGCAAATAAGCAGTGGGTCATCGTGCCGGAGCAGGCAGAGATCATCCGGTACATTTTTGACCGCTTCGTGAAAGGCCAGACGGCGAATAAGATCGCACTGGAGCTGAACCAGATGGAAAAGTTCACGGTCAACGGAAAGAAATGGAGTGCCAGCTCGATCCTGATCGTCCTGCGGAATGAGAAGTATGTGGGCGACATCGAGATGCAGAAGACCATCACCAAAGACTTCCTTACCCACCGTTCAAGCATCAACAAGGGCGAAGCACCCCGCTACTATGTGAAGAACCATCATGTGGGTATCATCGACCGTGTGACTTGGGACAAAGTGCAGACCATGCTGTTCGAGAAGCCGAGGGCAGACATGACGAAAGGCCCCGGCAAGAAAAAGGTAAAGAGCATTAAGGGTTCTCCGTTTGGAAACCTGCGCTGCGGTGCGATCCTGGAGAATGGGCCGGATGCCGGAAAACCCTGCGGGGAAGGATTCTTCCGTACAACCTACACGGGTGTGGCAAATGGTTACAGCGATGAGCGGAGTCTTAAGGCGACTGGTGAGGATACCGGAGAGTATCTGGAAAAATACACTTATTCGTATCCCGTTTGGCGGTGCAAGCGTAAGGTCGGGGAGCGGGACGGTGAGCCGCCGAAGAACGGTTCTCCCGACCAGAAAGCGTATTGCCGGAGCAAGAAAGGCTGCATGTCAGATGAGGAAAAGGAAGCTGCAAACAAGCGCTGCCCCTCAGAACGCTACCATGAGTGTGCGCTGGAGCAGAGTTTCATGGAACTGCTCTACAGCATGAAGCGTGATTTTGAACAACACGGAGATGCCTCCATGATCGTGGCGATGTTTGACAATGCCTATGAGCAGGCTGTCCGGCTGGCGAATAACAACAGCATCTCGGTGCAGAGGATGGCAACGGTGGAAAATCAGATCAAGGAGATGGAAGAACGCCTGCAGGATGCCATCAGCCATCAGGTGGCGGCGCTTCGGGAAGCTGCACTGGAACAGAACGTGGAACTGAATGAAGCCCTTTCCAACGGGGAGGTGACCATTGACGACATCGACCTGGACATCCGGAGCGGACTGACACCGGGAAGCATCGGAGTGAGCTTCTATGGGACGGAAACGGAGGAAGGCTCGGAAGCCCAGATTTATACAGAACTTGTGAACGACCTGCAGGAACGGCTGAAAACACTCCAACAGGAACGGCAGACGATCGAGGAGGAACAGGGTGTGCTGGCGATCATGAAAAAGAACTTTGAATACTTCCTTGCCTGCCTGAAAGAACTGCCGGATACCAATGCAGGCGGAATGCCGCTGAGAGTCAACGGTCTGGATGTACAGGGAACCCTGCTTCGGGATGTGGACGGAAATGCCATCGAAGGCCGGAAACGTGCCATCACCAGCGGAAAGCTCAAGCTGACTCCTGAGCGGATCGCAGAAGCACCAGATATGCTCCACTTTGAAAAAGGCATCTACTGTGCTTTTGTTGAGAGCGGGGTACTGCAGGGGGATGTGGCAACCTATAAGACAAACTTCGGTGTGACACTGACCTCAAAGGGCAACCGCAGAACGCTCGACAGCTTCATGGGCTATAAGCGGAGTGACATGGACGGCAATGTGGTCTATGTGGACGCTCCTTATAAGGTGTACGGATTCAGCATTCAGTACCGCAGATACCTGACAACTGCAGCGAAGCGCGAGAGGGAAGAAGCGGTGTGATGGAAGGAGACAGGACCCTGCCGGGTGTGGTTTTTGTGGCTGCATCAGGCAGGGCTTTTTTTGTTTTTAAGGTTTTATTGTGCTGCTATTTTGCCTGCTTTTTTGTCTGGCCTTTTTTACCCGTAAGGATTGCTATGTGCAGAATCCTGTTATATGTTGTGGGTGGCGAGAAATACACATACGACAGAAAATACACATAGCGAGGAGTGTTTGGAATGAAAGATGTAGCTGGGATGCTGGCAGAGAAATATGGTGCAACAGCTGATGAAATTGTGGCGGCCGGTGCTATGAAATTATATCTCCAGAGCATGGAGCCGGCAGAGGCACTGAGAAAGGTAAGGGCTGTGTATGAGCCAAAAGTGATCATGCTTGACAGTGGCGAAGGCGTGCCGGTACAAAGCAATATTGATGGTGCAAAGTACGCTGCGTTCATCGATGAGTCTGTGGTGTTTGCTGCTCAGAAGATGAGAGGGCGTGGGGATGCATTGGCAGAAATGGTTATGGAAAAGCTGAAAGCCGTGGATGGAAAATGTCTGATCAAGTGTGCCAGCGTGGAGTTCATGAGTTTTATCGAGGATGTATATAGGAGTTTGCGTCGGCGTGAATATTAATGGAAAAATTTACAGGTAATCATTTCCAAGGTATTGGATAGGGTTGTTTATTTTTTTTTTTAGAAGAGCATGACCGCTTGAAATAAGCGTGTTTTGATGGTAAGATATTGATGGGGAGATTTATTCTTCACAACCTGAAAGAGGGTGATATCCGATGAATAAGTGTAGAGATTTGGATTTCGAGCGAAAGCATGAAGAAGATCTTCAAAGATTGCGAGGTTTTAGGCTTTTGGATGATGATTTCATGAGCAAAGTCTTTGAAGATATAAAGTGTGCAGAATTTTTGTTGCAGATTATTCTGAATCGAGACGATCTGAAAGTGAAAAAATCCAATAGCCAGTATAGCGTTAAAAATTTACAGGGAAAATCTGTGCGGTTGGATATTCTTGCAGTGGATAGGGAAAACCGTGTATACAATATTGAAATTCAGCGAAATGATAAAGGTGCTGGTGTTAAGCGAGCTAGGTATAACAGCGGTATAATCGATGCGAATGTTACTGAACCAGGCGAGCAGTATGAATACCTGAATGAAACTTATGTGATTTTCATCACAGAGAATGATGTTCTTAAAAGAGGACTTCCGATATATCATATTGACCGTATGATTAAAGAAACAGGAGAATCATTTGGTGACGAATCGCATATTATATATGTGAACTCTCAAATCAAAAATGAAACGGCACTTGGAAAACTGATGCATGACTTTTCTTGTACAAGTGCAAAAGATATGTATTATGAAGTATTAGCTAATCGAGTACAGTACTTCAAAGAAGATGAGAAAGGAGTGGCGGTTATGTGCAAGGTTATGGAAGACATGAGAAATGAAGCTGCAAGAGAAAACTCTCTGGAAACAGCCCGTAGCTTGCTGTTGATTGGAAAGCTAACTTATGAGGAAATAGCGCAAGCTACGAAACTCACAGTTGATGAGGTAAAAGAACTAGATGAGAGAAGAAGTGCATAATTGAAACTCATCGCCTACCGGTGCAGTGTGTAACTATTGATATGCTTTTTCCATTGATGGCAGAGAAAACCAGATGTCTAAAAAACTGAAAGAGTGAGCGAAGTGTGCAAGCAGATGGAAGATTTAAGAAATGAGAGTATTCTTGAGGGCATCGACATTGGCGACCTTAGAACGACAGTAAAGTATTATAAAAAGGGCAAGATTACCCTTGAAGAAGCTGCTGAGGACTTGAACATGACTGTGGAAGAATTTAAAGAGAAGATGAACCAAATTCCAGCAGAAGCAGTATAAAACATACCAGCCCACTGGCGCACTGTGTAGATTCCTACATGGTCCGCTGGTGGGCTTCTTTTTTTGTCCTTACCCGCATAAACCACAGACAGCACTTCGGTGTGTTCCAAAGTGCAGTTGTGGCTTATGCGGGCTTTTTTGTTATATGATCAACAAGTTATAAAATCAAACTCCTAAGCCGTATAAAATTGCTTTCATCTCCTTTACCATCCGGGTGAGAATCTCCTGCTCAATTGCATTACAGTCTAAAAGCAGACGGTGGATCTCGGAATCGGCAGTGGACGCGGAGTGCGCCAAACTGTCTACAAGAAGATCATCTGCTGAGATGTTAAGAATATTAGCAATGTCGACCAGAGTTTCAAGGCTGGGGCGGCTGATTGCCGCTTCAATCTGACTGATGTGTTTGCGAGATACATTCAATTTTTCGCAAAATTGTTCCTGAGTTAATCCGGATGCGTTACGGAAAGTGCTGATACGCTTTCCAAGTGCAGTATAATCTAATGCCATGTATGTTCCTCCTTATGTGTACCCGCATAAGGCTGTTACGATTATCCCGCAGAGAAAAATACATAGCAACTTGATTACAGGAATTCTAAGGCCGCAAAGGTCTACACCTCTATCTGTTATGTGGTCTAAGGCTGTTTTGCCACCTGTTGGGTGGCAAAAACGATGATGTGCCACCTGATGGGTGGCAGTCAAAACACCACACATACTCTATAATATAAATGTAGAAAAGACTGCACACAGAAAGGGACGATGATGACGAACAAAGAAGAAAAAGGAATTCTTACATTATACAGTGATGTACAGGCGACTTCTGTTCGTTGGCTGTGGTATCCATTCATAGCAGTTGGAAAGATCACATTGCTGCAAGGTGACCCCGGTGATGGCAAATCCACAATGATGATGCACCTGATAGCCGAGCTGTCTAAGGGAGGAACCTTGCCAGATGGTAAAACCATCGGAATGCCGCAAAGGGCTATTTACCAGTGCTCAGAAGATGGCATTTCAGATACCATTAAGCCTCGGCTTGAAAAATGTGGGGCAGATTGCAGAAATGTGGCCTTCATAAATGAAGAAACATACAGTGGCTTGACACTGGATGATGAGCGCATCCGGCAGGCTATTATAGAATTCCGGCCGCGGCTGGTAGTTATCGATCCGATCCAGGCATATCTTGGAAGTGATTCCGACCTCCAGATTGCAGGAAGAGCCAGAAGGCTGATGCAGCGTCTTGGCATGTGGGCATCTATGTATGACTGTGCCATTGTGCTGATCGGACACCTTAATAAAAAAGAGGGAACAAAGGGTCTTTACCGGAGCCTTGGCAGCATCGATGTTGTTGCCGCTGCCCGGAGCGTTCTACAAGTAGAACGGGATGCGGAAAAGTCAGATATCCGCATTGTGCGGCAGATAAAAAACAGTCTGGCTCCGTCAGATGGTGAAATCAAATTCTCGATAACAGCGGAGCAGGGCTTCAAATGGCTGGAGTGTGAAATTAAGCCAGATCCATCAGCGGAGCCGGAAACACCAGTTTTTGAGTCAAAATCTGAGAAGGCGGCGTATCTGATCAAGAAGCTGCTTTCCGGGGGTGACATGAGATCCAGAGAAATCTATATGCGGATGAGCGATGAAGGTATCAGCCGCAGGACAGCAGAAAATACAAAGAAAGAACTCGGCATCCGGAGTTATCGGAAGATGCGACAGTGGTACTGGAGCATGAAGCCGGAGGAATGAGAGGAAGCAAATGATAAGCAGTGGAGCAGAGGCGGCAGACCGCAAGCAGAGAATCAGAGACAGATATAAAGGCGTGGATACTTCTGAGTTGGAAGTTATCCCGGCAAAAACTGTGGAGGGGCTTGGAGAAAGCACCTCTATCCGTCGTGTTGCCGCATATGTCCGTGTTTCCACTGATAATGATGAACAGACTTCTTCGTATGAACTTCAGAAAAATTATTACACGGATTATATCAAGGCACAGCCGGGATGGGAATTCGTTGGAATCTATGATGATGAAGGCATCAGCGGTACATCATTGGAGCATCGTAAAGGAATGCAACAGCTGATCGAGGACTGTAAGGCCGGAAAGATTGACCTGATCCTCACAAAGTCCATCGCCCGATTCGCCAGAAACATTGTAGACTGCCTTTCCGTCATTGAAACACTGAAAAATCTTGACCCGCCCGTGGGTGTAAAATTTGAAGCGGACAACATCTACACACTGGACAGTAACGGGCGCATGATCCTGACGATTTTGGCATCCGTGGCAGAGGAAGAATCTCATTCCAAGTCTATCATTATGAACTGGTCCATTGACCGCAGGTTCAGCCGTGGACTGTTCCTTACGCCGGCCCTGCTCGGATATGACCAGGACGAGGATGGCAGCCTTGTGGTGAATCAGGACGAAGCACAGACGGTAAAGGTGATTTACTATCTGTACCTGAATGGATTTTCATTCACCGAGATTGCAGAACTCCTGACAGAATATGGCCGGAAGACAAAACTGGGGAATACGGAGTGGAATCCCGGCACTCTTGCAGGTGTCATTGCTAATGAACGCCATTGTGGGGATGTATTGGCAAGGAAGACCTTCACACCGAATTTCCTGACGCATAAATCAAAGAAAAACAATAACGACCGGACGCAGTACCGGCAGAGAGATCATCATGAGGCAATCGTGTCCAGGGAAGTCTATAATGCGGCAAATCATCTGCGGGCATCCCGGAGTTATACAAAGAAAAATCGCCCACTGCCAGTCCTGAGTGTGGTGGATGATGGAATCTTACGCGGATATGTGCCTTTTGATAAGGACTGGACCGGCTTTTCGGCAGAAGAATACCGGGAAGCATCTGAAAGCGTCATGCGGGAAAAACAGCAGGATACGGTAGAAGTCATGAACCGTTTAGACCTCAGCGGATATGAAGTTGTGCGGGCACAGTATTTTGCTACTTTACAGAATCCGGCTATGACGATCTCCAATGGCAAGTTGCGTTTTAATACAGCCTGCCTGAAAAAGTTTGAAGATGTGGAGTATGTAGAACTGCTCCTGAATTCGGTTGACCGCTGCATTGCCATTCGCCCATGCGAAAAGGATAATCCGAACGCAATCCGCTGGGGCAGACTGAAAGAGGGACGCTGGTGCGCCAGTACACTCGGATGCCGCGGTCTGGCAAAAGCCCTTTTTGACATGATGGAATGGGAAGAAGGTTTGAAATACCGTTTCCGTGGGCAGCTCGTGGGACAGAACGATGACAAGCTGATGCTGTTTGAACTGGATGAGCCGGAAATGGTTAAGGTGGAAGAAATTGTCCTGCCATCCAAGGAACAGGATGAAGAGGGAAAAACCGTCAAGCAGACGATCTATATCTTCCCGCCAGAATGGGCAGGTACTTTTGGAAAACCGATCACAAGTATTGCACAGGTTGGCATTTTGCAGCTGGAACATTATGCAGGAAACTGGGATGTGCTCCGGCCGGCAGCAGAGATAGAAGAAATGAATACTTTTACCGCAGATGGCCTGAATGCTCTGCTCCATGAAGCGGAAAAAATAATGGAAGGATGGACTGACACAGATGAATGAAAATACGAACGCCATGCCACCGGAAGAGCAGGCAGAAAATGATAGAGACGCAAGAGCGGAAGAATTAGAAAGTACATTTTCCTATGATGGATACCAGGTCGTGCGGAAGGAGCTGTTTGCACATCTCCGTGACCCCGCGATCGTGATCCGCAAGGACAGCATCACATTTAACACGGCCTGCATCACCGGGCTGGAAGATGTGGTTTATGTACACGTCATGTTCAACAGTGATTTGAAGCGTATTGTTGTACGCGGCTGTGATGAAAACGACAAGGACGCTCTGCGCTGGTGCATCGCCAAGCCAGATAAACGTAAAAGCCGGAAGATGACCTGCAAGCCTTTTTCAGAACTGGTGTATAAGGAAATGGGCTGGGATACCGAATGCCGGTATAAGATGCTTGGATACAGAATTTCATTTGAAGGGGAAACTCTGTATGTTTTTGACCTGCTTGTGCCGGAGATCTTCCATGAAGGCCAGAAGCGAAAAAATGAAACAGACCAGAAAAATGCGCAAGAGACAAAGCCTGCAAATACCAGAAAGGGATTTTACCCAGATGATATTGCAGGTACTTTTGGCGTACCTGTAGAAGAACATCTGAAAGAATCTGAAGTTAAGCAAATGGATGGCTATGTATCAGTGGGGATGCTGACGGGTAAGACCGTCCCCGACACCGGGCTTGATTAAAACGGCCACCAGGATTCCAAGGGGGAAGTGCGCCCATTTTTAAGGAGGGGAGAGTAGTGAACGAAAGAATATGGAACCAGCGGATGCTGGGTCTGACTTTTAATGTCGAGGATGGAAGGATCACAATCTTCCGCAGCACGTTGGAAGCATTAGGCTGGCCAACCCACTATCGCTTTCTGTACAACCGAGAGGCAAAACAGGTAGCTGTGCAGAACTGTACGGCTGAGGATGCAGGAGCTCATAAGACACCGAAGCTGACTGTGAGCAACAGCTGCGAGATCAAGTGCGTGGCGTTGGTGCGGATGATCTACCGGGACATGCGGTGGAACCGGAACAATACATATCGTCTGGAGGGGAAAAGCGTCCCCAGACAGCAACTTGTGAGTTTCGATCTGGACATTCCGTTTTTGGTGGAAAACGGGAAAGCTCTGGACGAAAATCCAAGCCCCACAAAGCCCCTGTGTGGCGAAGAATTGTCCGCTGCGGAAAGTTCCTCGGCCTCGCCAATTAAACGCGACAGTGGGGCGCTGTGAGGGGTGTGTGGCGAAGTCGGCAAAAGGCAGCCAATCGGGTCAGAATCCAGGATGCTTGCAAGGCAGCAAGGTGGAAGGTGACCGGGTGGGCAGGAGCTATACAGACAAGTCTACTCAACAAGTAAATAAAATCACTTTTGCACCTATGAACGTAAAAAATAAGTGATTAAGCTCACTTATGGCTATTGGAAATAAGTGATTTTGTTCACTTAGAAAAAGTGAGCTTTTTACGCCACCCGGAGTTTTGGGTGATGCTATCATTTGGTAAAAATAAGTGATTATAATCACTGAAAATCATTACAAACTGAAATAAGTGAGCTTAATCACTTATAAGGAAAAAAAGTGAATATTTTACGCTCTGATGTACTTTGAGGTCGTCGATTAGTCAATAATCGGCGGCTTCTTTTTTATGCCCGGAAAAGTGGGTATGTAGCGACATATGGCAATAAGTGAGCTTTATACGCCACCGTCGAGCAACTTCTCCGAACAAATTTGAGTGCAGAAATGTCTACTCAACAAACTATATTGACGTAGCAACGTCAAAAAGAACCTGTTTTGCACACTATATAGGACACTGAAATTGGCTATATTTCACAGCTATATGAACTGCAAATGCCAGATATTTATACAAAACGCTGAACTTTTGACCCCTGTGACACAAAATTGGCACAACTTTTTCAGAAGAATCATAGAAATGGCGGAAAACAGGAGAAAACAACAAAAATCCATGAGTTTATCATTGACGTCTGAAACTGCTGTTGAGTACACTATCTGACCCACTAATGACACCTACATCATAACGGTTTGTTGAGTCATGAAAAATAGAGAAAGAGCTTAATCACTTATAAAGAAAAAAGTGAATATTTCACGCTCTGATGTACTTTGAGGTCGTCGATTAGTCAATAATCGGAGGCTTCTTTTTTATGCCTGGAAAAGGGCGGCAGCCATCATAATAAGGTGCAGCGGATACAGCCGGCGTATTTTTTTAAAGGAGAAAGCTATGGCAGACTGCAGCCCCGGTGCTGTGCGAGGGCGGTCGTAATAGTTGCAGACCATCAGAAAACCGGACAGCGCTACAAATACTGAAATCGCCCACGGACCAAGCCACGGCGCCCCGCAATGGGAGATGACCACGCACAAAAATGCGACTGCCCGCAGTCCTTGTAAAGATGAGATCAGTTTTTTGTCTGTCACGGTATCCTCCGTTCTGCCGCAAAGCGCGGCAGCTGTGTTTTTCTAATGCGCTATAAGTATAAAAAAGGCGGCGCGTCCTGTCAAGGATGCGCCGCTTTTTTGCGTGGCAGAGTACGATTTTTGGGCGTCATAAATTCTTAACAAAGAAAAATCGCAAAACCCCTTGATTTTTCAGGGCAAGATGAGTACAATACACTTAGCACTCAGAGAAAAGGAGTGCTAAACCACTGCGGGGCACACACGAAGCCCCGCAGGACGCAACAAAGTTTCAAATAAATTCAATATAATTGGAGGGCAAGAATTATGAAGATCATTCCTCTTGCAGACCGTGTTGTCATTAAGACTGTTGAAGTTGAGGAGACCACCAAGGGCGGCCTGATCCTGACCGGCAGCGCAAAAGAGAAGCCGCAGGTCGCACAGGTCATTGCGGTGGGCCCCGGCGGTGTCGTGGACGGTAAGGAAGTCAAGATGACCGTCAAGGTCGGCGACAAGATCCTCACCAGCAAGTACTCCGGCACCGAGGTCAAGGTGGACGGCGAAGAGTGCACCATCGTGCGCCAGAGCGACATTTTGGCTGTTGTGGAAGACTGAAACTGAATTTTCCCTTTTCAATTGAGCTTGTATTATAAAGGAGCGATGTATTATGGCAAAGCAGATCAAGCAGGGCGAGGACGCTCGCAAGGCACTGTGTGCCGGTATTGATACCCTGGCTAACACCGTTAAGATCACCCTCGGCCCCAAGGGCCGCAACGTGGTGCTGGGCAAAAAGTTCGGCGCACCGGTCATCACCAACGATGGCGTGACCATCGCAAAAGAGATCGAGCTGAAGGATGAGTTCGAGAACATGGGCGCACAGCTGGTGCGTGAGGTCGCAACCAAGACCAACGATGCCGCAGGCGATGGTACTACCACCGCTACCGTGCTGGCACAGGCTATGGTCAATGAGGGCATGAAGAACGTTACCGCCGGTGCAAATCCCATGGATATCCGCCGCGGCATGAGCAAGGCCGTTGCCACCGCTGTGGAGACCATCAAGGCACACAGCCAGAAGGTGAAGGACAGCAACGATATCGCCCGCGTCGGCACCATCTCTGCCGGTGACCCCGAGATCGGCCGTTTGATCGCCGAGGCTATGGAGAAGGTCACCTCTGACGGCGTTATCACCATCGAGGAGAACAAGACCACCGCCGAGACCTACAACGAGATCGTGGAAGGTATGCAGTTCGACCGCGGCTACCTGACCCCCTATATGGTCACCGATACCGACAAGATGGTGGCCGATCTGGACAACGCTGCAATTCTGATCACCGATAAGAAGATCAGCGTCATTCAGGATCTGGTTCCCCTGCTGGAGCAGGTGATGCAGAACGGCATGAAGCTGCTGATCGTGGCTGAGGATATCGAGGGCGAGGCTCTGTCCACCCTGATCGTCAATCGTCTGCGCGGCACTCTGAATGTCGTGGCTGTCAAGGCTCCCGGCTTCGGCGACCGCCGCAAGGAGATGCTGCAGGATATCGCTACCCTGACCGGCGGCACCGTGATCTCCTCTGATCTGGGCTACGAGCTGAAGGACGCTACCGTCCAGCTGCTGGGTCATGCCCGTCAGGTCAAGGTGACCAAGGAGAACACCACCATCGTGGGCGGCGCAGGCGACAAGGACGCTATTGCAGCCCGCATTGCCCAGATCCGCAGCCAGATCGAGGCCGCTACCAGCGACTTTGACCGCGAGAAGCTGCAGGAGCGTCTGGCTAAGCTGGCCGGCGGCGTGGCTGTCATCAAGGTCGGTGCTGCTACCGAAGTTGAGATGAAGGACAAGAAGCTGCGCATCGAGGATGCTCTGAACGCTACCAAGGCAGCTGTGCAGGAGGGTGTTGTGGCCGGCGGCGGTACCGCTCCCATCAACGCGATCCCCGCTGTGCGCGCTCTGTGCGACACGCTGGAAGGCGATGAGCGCACCGGTGCCAAGATCGTGCTGAAGGCTCTGGAAGCTCCTCTGCGCCAGATCGCCAAGAACGCCGGTCTGGAGGGCAGCGTCATCATCGACAAGATCGTTTCTGCCAACAAGCCCAACTACGGCTTCGATGCCCAGAACGAGGTCTTTGTCGAGGATATGATCGCCGCTGGCATCGTGGACCCGACCAAGGTCACCCGCTCCGCTCTGGAGAATGCAGCTTCCGTCGCTGAGATGGTGCTGACCACCGAGAGCCTTGTGGCTGACCTGCCGGAACCCCCGGCTCCCGCCGCACCTGCCGGCGGTGACATGGGCGGCATGTACTAATAACTGCCAAAAAACCGCATGAATCCTTGATTTTTGGAGCGCGCAAAAGCGGATTTACGCCAAACTTACGCCACTTACGCCAAAAATCAAAG